GTTAACATTGTCGTTAAACACTGCATAATGGAGCAGGAAAGACACTACGGTAGTTGATTTACCGGTTTGCCTAGGCATCTTACAGATGTTAAATCTGTGGTTATGGAAATTGTTGATTAACTTCTCTTGGAAGTGATATGGTTTAAATGTTTGAAGACCATGATCCAGAGTCACGATCTTTACATAATTATTTGCAAAATAAACCGGATCATCTTTACACTTAACAAACTCAAGGATTTGTTCCTGAGTAAACTCAATCGGAGTATTTGCTTTTTTTAAAAGCGGATTGCCGAGATAAACATCATTTGACATAATAAAACCTATGATTAGTTACAGTTCCAACGACGAAGTGCTTTGTTGATTCTTGAATCGGGATCTCTTGCAGTCTCTGCGGAAGTTAGTTTTGACTTCATACCTTTCATTCTTCTACAAAATGAAGAACGGCGTTTTGCTCTTTTACCCTCTGGATTCTTTTCAGTTACTGCGGTTTGAAGTTTTGAACCCGGATTTTCACTACGATATGCTTTGACTGCAGCGGGACTTAATCCATCAGTCTTATCTTGGCGATTTACTTTTTGCCAATCTTCATCAACTTCAACTTCTTCTCCCATTGGTTTTATATAGTTTCTATTTGGACCTGGTTTCGCCACACTTCCACCTTGAGGACCAAATGCTTGGATGAGTGGTTGTCCTGGTTGTATTTCTGATACAGTATGATAAACTACATTACATCCTGGATAAACTTTTTGTAGTTCATCGGTTATTTCTCTTCTCGTTGGTATTTTTGCCTGTGGGAAGAACATTCTAAGCGAGTAGTATTTTCCTCTCCAGGAAAGAGTTACTGCAATAACATTGCCAGTTTGTGATCGGAGACGTATTGCTTCTTTTATTTGAGATTTAAATCCTTCAATAGGGTCTGGTTTAATCAAATCTATAACTTCCGCAAAAGTGTTTCCGTTCGCATCTTCAATTGTTTCTTCCGATGTTGGCACACAATTTGGAACTACTTTTTTACCTTTCTTTTTCATACCAACTTGTTTATAACCAGACCAACATGCTTCGTCCATCTCGCCACTTGAAACATAATCTGCTGCAGTATCAATATAGTCTGCCGCTTTAGTGATCTTTGATTGAACCCATGCCTCCAAGTCTCCCTCACCCTTTCCCACTTTCATTTGAAGTCTTTTTACTGCGTCGGCAATAGTTTTTAACTCAGATCTTGCCATCGAATATTCATGATCTTTAATAGAAACTTTATCCCACGCTTTTCCACCATAAGAGCACTCTGATCTTGATTCTCTTTTGTCACATAGTGGACAATATCTTTGTTCTTCAACTGCCTCTGATTTATTGCCCCAGTTGTCTGCACCAACCTTACGACATTTGACAAGTGCTCCAGATGCATATGCACTTGGCCAAACATCATAACGAGATTTTACTTTTTGGTAACAGGCATCTTTCTTTCCACTACCCTTACCTGGTTTATCTTTTACTTCTTGCAGGTCCATGTCTTCAGTTCTAACGTTAGTTGGTTTTGCTCCACCAGTTTTTTGTGGTTGATTGGGGTCTTGAATATTTTTTCTACGTCTTGCCATTTCTTCTTCATCTTTTGAAAGTGCTCTTTTCATTTTTGAACTACCACACTTTGGTGTAGAAGTTTGTCCTGGTTGACGAGCACATGGTTTACCTGCCCATTTTCCACCAAGTTGAACCCACCCACTTTTACCATCGGATGACTTTGATTTACCAAACCAATCACGCAAACCTTCATCTCCGGATTTGGATTCTTCTTTCACATCCTTGAACTTTTTGTGTTCTTTTTTTGCGGATGCCTCCATTTTTTTCAAACGAGTATAATAATCTGGAATTTCATCCAAATGCTGAAGAGCAATATCCATTGCAAGTTCATGATTTTTTGTATGTTCATGCTCAATAGGTTCTCCCATATCAAGTTGCTTTTGTATAAAAGAAACATCTAGACGATGTTTCTTTGCAATTTGCTCAACTGTTTTATGTGATTTCAATCTTGGCATTTAAATGGTAGAATACCTTTTTATATTTATTAATCCAAACTATCCTGAGTTTGTTGCTTTAGAAGCTTTGCCAACTCTGCAGTGGAACCAACAAATAGAGCATTATTGACAGTTGTTGGACCTTTGGGACTATCTTGCTCAATATCTTTCAACTTCTTCTGTAAGTCCATTAACTTGTCAGTTGCATCGGCAACATTTTTTATTAGTTGACCGGCAACTTCATAGGCACGAGGCATTTCACTTTCTTGTGCCAACTCAAGAATACCATTTATTGCTTCTTGTCCCTTCTCTATTAAAGAATAAAGATTTCCTCTTGTGTATTCATAATCCTTTTTTACGTCTTCATTTGCAGAAGAAGTTTTTTCAATCTTTTCTACGATTTCTTCTTTTTCCGAAGAAACAATAGTCCCTTCAACATTGAAAGTATCGTTTAGACTATCAAACTTTTTTGTCATTTTCATATTCAACTAGTTAATCCATCAAAACCAAAATCATCGCCCTCTTGTATAAGAGTATTGTCGGTAGTTGTTATCGACTTAATTTCTGAACCTGATAAATGTGAAGTTATGGTAGTATCATCTCTTCCCCTATCAACAGTTAAAATATTTCCTGATTTTGATCTCACATACAGTTCTTCACCCTCCAGATCAATATATGTATTGGTAGAAATACCACCAGCATCGTTTACTGTAACCAGAATATCCTCTGGTCCAATGTCCTTAGATAAGTTTGTAAGTACGATTCCAGTATAGTTTTTGATCGCTCTTGGCGTGGACGAATATACAACATTTCTGGTTGGATTGTCTGTAGAATCTCCAGTAATATAACTGATTGTTGTTTTCTTGATAATATCCTTCGTTGCTGTAGATATTGGACCAAATAGATACGTTTTTGCAGTAAATCTTAGTGTATAAATTAAAACTCTTCTAGTAGTAAAATTCCCCTCATAATCATCCTGCATTGTGATGTTTTCCAAAATAACTGGAATATCTCTTTTTTCGTTAATAGAATCTACTAGTTCGACTGTTATATTATATGAAGGTTGGAAATATGGTAATATTTGTTCTGTGATTTGGAGAGCATCATCATTCAGTTTTGCCATGACTGTCAACTCAAACTGAAGATTATATGGAACTGGCATATATGCCTTTTTAGTTATAGATCCATCTGTAGAATCTTTTACCGTAAAAAACTGGGTGGTGGAAACTTTTCTTGATGCATCGTAAGTTAATCCAGTCAGTTCAAATGACATTCTTGGGAGTGTAATTTGAATGGGTTTACTCAAATCTGGGGATTGCTCAAGTCTAGCTAAAAACTTTTGAGTTGGACCATATGCTAAAGGAACCTTAATAACACTAGATACTTCACCATTAGAATCAAAATGTTTAATAGTTATGTTATTAAACAAAGATCCAAATGCTATAACAGTTTTTCTTAATACTTCGTGATAAAAATAATCAAACATGGTTTTAATATCTAATGTTACTAATAAACATAATAACTTCTATTTATGTTTATGGCATTCCGAAGGGGTTAAACTCTGAGAAATCTATGATCTTATCCGCTTCAGTTTCTATGTCAGTATTATCCGCATAACCATCATCAACAACATCCGTATTAATCAATCTTACTTTATAAGATGCTGATGAAGCAGATCCAACAATAGTTTCTCCAGCAACAAATTCTCCATCAACTGTTGCAATCTCTAGTTTATTTGTGATTGCGTTCCAGGAACGAACTCTGGCTGTAGTTCCACTAATGGATCCTACAATGACTTCATTAAACTGATATGTCCCTATTCCTGAAGTAAATGGTGAGGATATTGCAACTGTTGGTGCTTGAGTATATCCAAGTCCAGAGTTAGTTATTTGAATAGATGTTATGTTGCCAGCATCATTTACTATTGCTGTAGCAGCAGCAGAAACTGAAGATACTCCCGCAAATGTTATTGAAGGTGCCGCAGTGTATCCGGATCCAGCGTTTGTTATGGTTATTATACCAATAATACCATTTCCTATAGTCGCTGTTGCCGCAGCACCAGATCCACCTCCATTGATAAATCTAACTCCGGGAGCAGTTGTATATCCAAATCCGGGATTTAATATTCTAACTTCCTGAACAGATTTTGCTGATGGATTTATATTGTCATTACATGCAACCACGCCACCAATCATAACTGCAGTTGCTATTCCAGTGGTTCCTCCAGATGGTGCTGAAGATATTCCAATCCTAGGAATACCAGTGTATCCCCCACCTCTATTTGTAACGGTAATGAATCTAATTCCACCATTAACAATAGATGTGACTGTTGCAGTAGCAGTAGATCCAACTCCAACCATTGTTAATGTTTGTATCGGACCAAGGGAAGTAAATCCCGAGTCTAGGTTCGTCCCAATGCCAGACAGAACATCATCAATTTCATCAACTCCGGTGTCAATAACCTCATCTTCATATCTAAACAACTCACATCTTAGTTCATATGTGTAGTTTTTCTGAAGTTGATAAAAAGGTTTTTCATGCTCAACATATTTAATTTCAAAAAGACGATCTCCTAATGGAAAATATACTAAATCACCCTCTTTGGGTCTAGATGATATTTTTATATTAGATTTTCCTTTTATTAGTGGAGAAATGTATAAGGAAAATCTTTCCTTTGAAATAGTTAACACTATTTCGTTAAGTGCTTGTATTCCAAACTTTGAAAGAATAGTTGGATTTTCGGCATATCCGTCATAACTATTGACATATGCCTCTATAGGAAATGCGGAATCGAATAAAGATTCTATCACTTCCCTTATAACAGTTTTTTCAGTTATAAACTTTCTGGGCAAATAATAAACTTCAACACCATACATTCTCAACTGTTCGTTGATTAAATCTTGTATAAGTCCTTGCTCTTGTGGAGTCCCTTGCTGAAAAAAAGGATTTAGCATATGATTATCCTATCATATCCAGTGGTGGTAACTCATAAGTGTTAGACATTTTTTCCATTAAAATATCTATATCTCTTTGTGCATCATCATATATTTGCCTTCCATTCAGTTCAACTCCACCGGGAAGTTTTACTCCTTGGAACTTGATTAAATTCATTCCCCATTGTTTTTTAATGAGTGCAGTTAAATATATCTTCAGGAAAGAATCGTTCCAAACCCTTGAATAATCGTTAGGATCAAGCGTTGCATAGCAATCAATGATTATGTAGTCATCTGCTCTTACTGAGCTCCAATCAATGTCCAAATACAACCTATCCTGCCTTTTATTAAATCGTATTTGCTTTTGTGTGGTGAGTAAAAAGTTAATATCTTCTAAGTAAGTCTTAACCATTGCATAACTTAATAGTTCAGTTGTTCCCCAATAGTAAATATCGTTTAAAAACAACTGATATTTTATACTGAACATGTTATGGGTAATGTTATTTGACCCATCAAATTGAAAAATCTTATTTACGCCAATGACTGAGGGGGGAACTTGTAGATAGTTGCTATTTTCCTCATAAACAAAATTTGTTACAGTTCCAACGATATTTGCGGTGGCACTTGTAGTTGCAATACCTACAGCTGGATTGTTACCACCTCTAGATCTACCTCTATCAATATCCGCTTGAGTTAACTTATATTTGAAGAACGCAGGATAAACGCCATCAAAATGCCTCTCTTGGAAAAACTGGACAGCATCATCGACTAAATCATCTATTTGTTCATCTGCGACATTAATCTCCAAAACTGGCGCTCCCAGTTTCCTCTTACAGTAATCTATTAACTCTTGCCTGGTTGTGGGTTGCGCCATATCTGGTTTTATTCTTAAAAATATTTATAGCATACCAGATGAACCCATCTGGATTAAAACTTCTTGTTGTTTCATATAGAGCTTCATGTATGCTTTAGAAATTTCTTTTAGTGAATCAACATCATCAATTGAATCTATTTCCATACATGCTTTTGCATATTCGAAGTTTTTTGAAAGATTCTCCAACTTTATATCATCTGGGTTCATTTACCAATATCCTCAATAAGATTTTAATCTCATCCAAATCATCCTTCATACTAGCAACATCAGACTCTAATGTTTGTATCTTTTGATTCTCTTCATCTTTTGATTTTTTTCTCATAATATACTCTTGATACTCTGCCATGTTAGTATTGACGATTGAATTTGTATTTGGGTCACGAAGTAAGTTATCGTGACCCTCTATTTTTAAATATTCCATATCAAGCCAGAGCAATAACTCTCAGATCCTTTATTCTTGGAACATAGACTTGATTAGTTGATGTTGCAACAATCTTAACTCTATATCCTCTGAATGAAGGAAGTCTGTCGGCAGTAAATGTATACTCCTTATAATCTAGTTCTTGGGGAATAAATCCTAATGAACTGGATGGGAGGACAAAAGAATCCGATTGCCCATTACTATCTTCGGTGGATATAACCTGAGATCTTGTGTCTAAGTTGGAATATCCTGGGAATGGAGTAAATATTGGTAAGAAACCGGGATTTTCCCCAATAGAATAGAATAATCTAATATCACAATATGAGTTTATGTGTGCATTAAGTAGAACCTTGATTGAAGTCGATGGATTTTCCAATACTATTTCTTTTGAAATGTATTGGAATGCTGTAGGATCATTTGAAATAGAGTTAACTCGATCATCTGTCGCATAGTTTTCAATAACGCTATTGACTCTGTTAGATGTAAGAATTGTACTTACTCTCTGAGTGTCAATGACGGGAGATAGGTATGTATTGGTCGTTCCCAAAGTAAGTCTCATATTCATGGACTTATTTCCGGGAAGATTTGTAAGTTTGTCGCTTTCGTTTAGAGTTGAACAAATAAGTCTTGGCGATGCAAGATAATTTGGTTGATTTATTGAAATTGACTCAAATCCATTATCAACAAATGGGATTTCATTTCCACTAATACTAGATCCAGTAACTGTTCTAAGTTCTGCGGTTAAGGAAGTACCCTGAACAGTAACATTTTGGATAATAGGTGTTATGATTTCATAAGGCATATTTTGAGTTGCCTTAATATTATACCCGCCAGAAGACTTAGTTTGATTTTGGTATAGGTTGCTATAACCTATACCGGTTGTTCTATCAATTCCATCAGATGACATATCAAGTTTAATGTGATAGAAATCGAATCCTATTGGATTCTCAATCAACGTGTCACTTAAATCGTGAATTTTATTAATCCTTCTAAGGGAAACATTGTTGATTTCATACTTATAAACTGGAGAACCTACTGGATATGTGATAGGATTGCTTCCTCTCACGATATTGCCACCAATATTATTTCCGGAAACTGAAGTATATTCGATAATCTCATTACCGATCAATAAGTATCCTGGATTTGTTGTACCAATACCAACGCCTTCAAATACCGTGAAGTCGGATGCATCATCCACAGAAATTTGTCCAGTGGAGTCTGCTGCATATCCTAGCGATAGTTTGGTAGGTTTAATATCGGATTCTACACCAGATACTGAAACCAGATTATTATCAGCATACATTCCATGATTTTTGTGATTTACTTTAATATGAAGTCCATCACTTTCTGTGACTATTTCACCCGCTAATATATTTCCACCCAAAGATGAATTTATATCGGTAGTGATTCCTAAAGAATTGATGTATCTAATCGTTTTTGCTGATCCAACCTCAAAGTCGCCCTGAACATTGTCAATAATGATCTGATTTGTATTCCCTATCGATACGATAGTAAATCTAGAATCTCTTCCGGCAGGAGTATTTCCTATCGTAGTGATTCCCAGAACGTCTCCTGCTTGGTATCCAGTTCCGCCGATAGAAATTGTAGCAGCTATCGCAACGCCATTACTAATACTAATATTGGCAGTGGCACCAGTTCCCTTTCCAGTAATAGTTTGGAGAGATACATTATTAAAAGTGAACCCACCGGAACTTGGGGTGTATCCAATACCAGCATTACTTATTGAAAGTGTTCCTAGAGCACTTCCAGCACTTCCAACATAGTTACCTCTACCACTAGTGTTTTGTTGGATTATAGTATTGCCCAACTTTAATCCGGAATCGGAAATGGTTGAGGAAAGACTTACTCTTACTTTTTTGGAATTGAAGTTTAGTGAATTTGGAAGAAGTTTTGCTATTTGCCCGTTACCGTCATTTAACTGTGGGTTGTAGTATTCTACGTTTCCATTTTCAATAAAGTCTGCTCTATAAAGAGTAAACTTCAGGTCTTCCCATTGACTTGCTTCCCAAGTTGATGCATTTTGAGACTTGAAGAGTGAACCCAAGTATGGTTGGTTTGAAATAAATGTTTGGGTTAGGAGATCATTCTCGCCGATTCTGGAAATATAAACACTGTATTTTGTAGAGTTTGATGCTAAACAAATACAATACTCCTTTCCACCTTCAAGGTATACGGGTGCTTTAAACTGGAATGTAGTTGCAACAGATCCGTCTGCGGAAGTATTAACTTGATTGGGGTCAAGTATAATTTCTGAGAATGGAACAACATTTTGGGTTGGGAAACCACCCTTCATGGTTCTTAGTTGGAATGTTACCGGAATGTCTGCATCATCTTTAGATCTAAAGAATACATCACACCTTGTTAAGAATAATCCAGTCTCGTTATCAACTAAGAATGATTGTGCAAGAGGATCATACCAACCAACAATTCCTTGTCTGCTAGTTTGCGATATTACTCTACTGTTGACTAACTGACTGCCGGTAGTTCTAGCAACTGCTCTTTCTTCAAACTGTTGTTTATTTTCAACTCTAGCATTTCTTACTGAAATGATATTTTCCTGAACAGTTTCAATCGTTCCGCTTGAAGAAAATGCTTCTTCTGCTATAGTTGTAGCTGCGTTTTGGTCATTTGTATTATTATTGACAAGAGTAAAAGTTTTTATACCAGACTCAAATCGTGGATGTACGTTTAGGTTTGGATTTGGAATATAAAAACTTCCAATCAAAGTTGCCGAAAGATCTGATACTAGTCTTAAATTTGAAATTGTTGCTTGAGCTTTACTGGTATTTCCAACTAATACCATTCCAGGTTCTACCCATCCACTAAATTCTCCTTGAACAGCATTTGCAAGTGAAAATATGTCTATATTTAATACTGTTGAAGTTGAAGAATATGGTGCAGGTAAGTCCTGTGAGTTGTATGGATTTTGTGGATATGTTGTTGTTGGTGCGTTATAAGGACCTTCTTTATGATTTGTTTGGGCGACTCTGAAAGTTATTTTTGCTGAAGTATCTTCAGTTCCTTGACCAAGACCCGTCTTTTGAACATATCCAGTAACTGTTTCACCAACCTGGAAAGTTCCGGATGACATAGTAATTTCAAGAAGTTTTGGAACGCAATACTTAGTTACATCTACTCCATCAAAGAAGGCATAAAGTTGTGTTAATGGTTTTACTTTTTTGGAAACAAACTGAACATTTCTGGATCTCATATATGGGATTAAATCCCTACGCACAACTCTATCGCCAACTGAAGTATTGTCAAATTGTTCAGTAACTACTGTTCTAACACCATTTCTGGTTTGAACTCCAGTGTCTCTAACTTCTCTAAAAGTATCTTGGAAAGTTGTATCTGTTACTGTTCCGCGTATTGCTATCCCCCATGCATTAATTTCATTAGAAGTTGTTCTTGTTCTGGTAGTCTCTACAACATCTTGACCAGTCCAGTTAGTAACCCAAGCATTCCAAATAGTAGGAGCAAAACCAGTTTGTGGATCAACATTCAATGTTCTTGCCGCATTTGCAATCGTTTCTGCATAGTTGCCTTCAGCATTAATAATTTTTGCTTCCAACCTTACGGTATCAATCCAGGTGTCGGATGCTGGAGTGAGTTCTACTGTTCCTTGCCAGAAACTAATCAAGAATGGAGTAACACTCTCAGATCTTGTTGCAAAAGATTGTTTAAGCCATTCAACTTCAGCATAATCTAAAGTAATAATATCTCCAGTTTTTCTAATGTTTATTCCTTCTATAGGTTCAAAGGCTAAATCTGCGGTTGGGTCAACTCCAACAACAGGACCTTCTATCAAATCTATTGAGTTTGTATAGTGTTGTGGTCTTAGCTCTTTGTTTGCAATATCAATACTATTTTTTATTACTAACCTATCTTCTTGTGCTAAAATAGATGTGAAGTTATCTACAAAAAATCCAGATTTAAATCTATTTAAACCATCAGCATCCGGAACAAATAAGTTTGCCGTGTTGGATTCGAGTAGAGACAGGGATGTATAGTACTCAAGATTTTTGATTCTATTCTCAAGTTGTTTAATATCGACCATTCTATATCTCTTGTGCTCTAAGAACTCTATAGAAGCTTGAGATACTGAATATAAGTATGGGGGTAGGGAGATTGATGCAATCTCTAGAGAATCATCTACTGAGACTGGTTTTTCTGGTCTTTCCGCTGGTGTTCCATACTTAACTTGGAATTTTCCATCTTTTGTAAGATAAATTCTATCGATTCTTCCAAGATAGAAAGAAAACGTAGTAATCAGTGATTCATCGGAGGCTAAAATTGAAGTCGAAGAATTTCCTGTAGAATCAAAAGATCTGCCATAAAATTCCAAAGGAGAACGACTATCTGCACTTGTAGTGTATGCACTAACTCTTGGTCGGATATCAATAATATCAGAAACTCTTGTGTTATTGATATTTGGAATTTCTAATCCGTAATCAAAAGTGTTATAAGAATTTACTGTTGTTAAATCTCCATCATCAGTTGATTCATAATATCCGCTGCAGAAGTAAACTTTTAGTTTTTTAGATGGTTCTGATATGTCGGATTTTCTTGTTATGAATCCGTGATTATAAGAGTTTCCATTTTGTCCATTACTAAATGTATAGTTAAAAGAAGTATCAAAACTTGGCGTATCTAAAGTAACTATTTGGGCATTAATCTTACTTTCACTAAAGTTTAAAACTTCCCCTTCACTAAAAACATTTTGATTTTTGTATATGAAGGAAATTTGCGATGCTGTCAGTTTCTCCGCAACTATTGCTATAGCACCACTAGTAGTTCCAACAATCTCTTCACCAACTATCAACTCTGAAGTAGTAGATGATGAACTTGTAATAGATGCAAGAACTGCTTTTGGTGCTGATGGATCTGAAGTATCCGCTGATTCATATATCCCATGAATTTCTACGATATCTGGAACATTCAATGATAGGATTTCATCCTGAACTCTAGTGCCATATGGATAATTTCCATATACTAAACCATCATTGAGGGTTGTTGCACCAATACCTGATCCCTCATATTTGGAGTTTGTGATCAGAATAGAATTTACTCTATTTTTTCTCTTGACCTTTGCCTTTGGTTTTATTTTCTGTAAAGTTGTGGTTAAGGTAGCTCCAGTATCATTGCTACCTAGGTTATAGATCTGAAGTTGAGTTCCTCCCGCAATAAATGCAAATCTGTCGGATGTTAAAGTTTCTACAGTTCCGTCCGATCTGACCAGAGAATATCTTTTCTCACTGAATGGCAAAAATGTTTCATTTGTTCCGGCGGTAACATTTGCAGAAAGTTGATTGCCAGAAATATTAACGGTAAATGTTTTGCGAATATTTAAAGAAGAGTTGGAAATATCTACATTTGAGATATTATTTTTAGGTAACTTTGTATATAAAGTATTATCAACAGAAGATTCTAGATTTGTTCTAACAACTCTAAAATCTGTTACGTTCAATGTGGAAGATGGCAAAATCCCACTTGCTATACCACTTACTGGAGTAACACCAACTATAGAAATATCCGATGATCCAACTCCAGTTACTCTTGCAAAAATAGGATCTGTAGATCTGGAGGTATCTGAGTATTGAACCAAATCATTGAGTTTAATAACTCCCGGGAAAAGACCATTTGGACTTCTTACTGTACTAACGCCACTTGAAGAAGCACTTACTGTTGCAATCCCAATATTAAAAGCAGTTGATTGGATGGTATCTGCACTAAATGTTGACGCAGCACTTACCACTCCATGAACAGATTTAACATTAGAGATTCCATAAGAGGTGACTGCAATACCAATCAGACCGGAATCAATACCATCAAAAGAGAGTGATTCGTTTGCAATAAAGGATCCTTTTACATCATATAAAGTCAATGCAGTTCCTACAGTTACCGCATCTTTTAGGAATGCAGTGGCTCCACTATTATTTCCTTTTACATAAGTTGGAACAGAAAATGTTGCTGGATTATTTAATGTTATGTTTGTGAAAGTTTGGACATCATATAGGGATACGTGCCACTCATTTAGATTTTTATTTGATGAGTTGTATGATCCAGATTCTAATCTATAATCATAAACTCTAGCAAGACCTACTTCTTTACCTGCAGGTATTGTGCTTGCTACTCCAACTCTTTCATCCCTCAAACTAAGAACAAAAGTGTTTCCTAGTCCAACCTTAGGTGCTCCATATGCTCTGTTTAATCTAAGAGTTGGTCCTGTATTATAAACTATTGATTGATTTTCTAGAGTTTGTGTGGTTCTTGTCTTATCAACATCTAAAAATGTGGTATTGATTACGTCTACTTCATAACCCCTTACAAAGGACTTGCCTGGAGATACTTGATATACTGCAAGATTATCATTAGGAGTTGCACCACCGTAGGTGAACTGTCCCCTGTTGAATATTCCTCTATTTCCTTTATTATTATTTAAAGAATCCTTTACTGTTATTTCAAAAGGAGATACAACATAATCCCCAGATTCTGCATATGTTCTTCTTGCAAGTTCATCTGTCAGTGAATTATATGCACTTGGAAGAGTTTTTGTTCTAAGAACACCATCTACAACAGTCGCTAATTCTACAAAGTTTGTGTCGTCAAAATCTGTTAAACTTTTTTTGAATAAAAATACGGATATTTTTAATCTATCTGCACCAGGAGCTGCATAGTTATTATTTCCCTGAGAGTTATCATTTAGGGATTCATCTACATCGGAAGTGACTATTTGCTCATCAACATAAAGACCGATTCTATAATTTGGTCTATTTGTGTATTGGTCTAGAATTAAAGTTTCGGTACTTACATTGACAAACTGCCCTCTAATAAAATAGATTCCCTCGGAAATATTAAATGAAGATCCTACTGCTGATGCATTATTAGCAATCGTAGTTGCAAAGGGTTCTCCAGAAGCAATGGATGTATTTCCTAAGAGTCCTGATGTTATAGTTATATTTGTTGTTAATAACTCACCATCAGAGAACTGTTGTGTTGAATTATTTTGAGTGCTTGAGTTGAGATAATTGATATAAAGAGTTAAGTTTTCTCTTTCGGAATCTTGATCTAAAAGAACTTTATCAACTACCGCAGTAACACCGGAAGTTTTCCCTGTGATCTTTGCCCCGATAAGTTGATCTACATAAGCAGCAACAGGAACCCCAAGATAAGTATTCTCAAGTTGTATTGCATAATATATTGCATTATATCCAGTATTCCCGGGAATTACCTTAGCACCTTCTTTAAAAAAGTGTTGTCCAAATTTCTCAATCTGATTCTGTAAGATTGATTGTAGAGTTGTTAGTTCTCTAGCTTGAACCGGATAACCTGGTTTAAAAAGAACCCTATAATAATCATTGTCAGGATTAAAGTCATCAAAATATGGCGCTACATTGAGATTAGTTTGCTGAGACATAATTCCTTAGAACTGCAAAATGACTTTAATATCTTCTTTTTGATTTGATGATCTTGTAATAGAAGGTCTATTATCAACGTAAATAATATTTCCCGAGTGCCTTTTTACTTCTGGGGAAGAAATTCCATTAGTAAAAGTTTGGCCAAGGTAGTATGTTCTATTATTTATTATGGTAGATATACCAGTAAATGCGGTATCAATTGATAGATTTGTCGATCCTCCAATAATAGAAACAGAACCTCCAGATCCAGGGGAATTGGTGAATTCGGTAAGGTCAAATCCATAAGTTGGTTGAGTTTGTGCAACTCCCACAGTATTAAAACCAGAAAGAGATCTATCTTGCCAATATTTTAAAACGCCAGTAGTTTGATTATAACTAATAACCCTACCAACAGCTGTTGTTGCTGATGAGACATTTTGGGTTATGTATGAATCGGAAACAAAAGTTGCAGAACTATAACCAGTCCCAGTTAACCTAAGTGCGTTTACTGCACTTGCTCTTTCTGCAGTCAACAAAGTACCGGTTGTTACCTCTGGATTTTCGATAAGACCAACTCTTGCAATTTGATTTCCTGTAATAAAATCAGGGTTCTCGTTATTATTTTCTATTCTAGAATATAGAAGAACATTGTATGCACCAAGTTCTCTATAAATGTCATATCCATGCCCACCCTTTGGTGAAATTATGACATTAAATGCTGGTATAGTAGTTCCTGTTGGAACATTCCCCAAAATCAAATCTACATTAGCATAAGTATATCCAGAACCTTGATTAGAAACTGTTATCGATTCAACCTGACTATCATTATCAACAACTATTGTGCATTCTGCACCTGTTCCATCACCTCTGATAGGAACTCTAGTATAAGTTCTATTAGCAGTTCCTAATCCAACTCCCCTATTAGTTACTGTTATTATTTTTATAGATCCATTGACAGCATTACCTCTTACTGCTACGTTATCTGCAGAAGTTTCCCAATCTTGGGGGACAGGGATAAAATCTGTAGATTCAAACTTTACAACATCAGATGGTCTGATTGTATAGAGATATTTCCAAACATAACCATCTCCACTGGATCCAGCTGCCCTAGGTTCTAAGTCGGTAAAAGTGGGTTCATCTAATGAAGGCTTGCCGTTGGGAGTTTCTGGCGTTGTTCCATTTTGCAAACAAATATAAACCCTATATTCACTATTCATTACAAAATAGAATGCCGAATATAGATTTGTAGCTCCTGAAACTTTAGCGACATTAGTTCTACTATAATCATGACGATACATGTCATAGGTATTTCCCGATGACCAAACTCTTTTTGCAACCACCTGCCTTACGTCGGAAGAAGTAATTTTCTTCAAAGCAATCATACTATCCCAATAATCATTCTCCTGGTCAAAGTTATCTTTGGGTGCTGGGGGGTTTTCATCCCAGTCCGTTTGATAATCTGTGGGGTTTGGTAGCCCAATAAAGGAATAATAAGAATTGGTTGAACCAGTCACACCAGCAACAAAATTCTTTGCATTTAATATTCTAATCTGATCAGTTATAATTGCAGACATTTTTGAGTTTTTTATCTATTTATGGGATGTAATTAAAATACTTGAGTGCGTTTGATCTCCTCACAAGGGTACTTGTTGTTATTCCAGCATATCCAAATCTTGTATATGCACTAAATGATTTTTGTGCAGATCTAGAATCTAAATCTATTCTTCCCCAACTGTAGTTTCCGAAGAATGAACTAGATCCAAGTCCAGTTAACCCATTGTAACCAGAAACACTAACAGTAACCCTAGCAACATATGTAACACCCAATCCAGGAGCTCCTGTTTGTGCTATGGAAACAGCAGCAACTCTATAAATGTTATCTAAGCAAGTTGTGCCTATACCAATAACTTGATTGCTTTCATCTAGAGATGTAACTCCCGTACCAATATTTGTATTGTAGATGGCAAAATAATATCCTGTTTGTATACCACTGATAGTGGTAACACCGGTTATGGAAGAATCCCTTAGGAAAGAATCTTTTTCAATAGTCAGATCAAAGGTGATTCCGGTTATTGCAACTCCAACCGAGTTATTTGCAACTCCCACTATTACCCCAAAGTCTCCCCGGTACTGTGAAACAGTATTGGTTTCCGACATAGAGGTTGGTGGTTCGATGAAAACCAGTGGCGGATTTTCTTGGGAATAATTTGTTCCCATACCAATAATGGAGATTGAAGTTACTATTCCTGCAGAAGAAATTGTAGCGATGCCAGAAGCTCTATATGTTGTTCCCAAACCAACTGGGTTTTCAAATATTACTGTTGGTGCAGTGGAGTATCCAAAACCACCATCAGAAATATTGACAGAACTTACAGTACCAGCAGCAGAAACAACTGCAGTTGCTGCAGCAGAAGTCTTCACATCCTGCGATATGAATGTTATTTGCTTCTGGAAATCTAGACTTGTACTACTTTCGTTATTTTGATTAAAGAATGGTCTTAAGTTATCAACATAAACAATAGTAGATCCAATACCAACAGATTTTATTAAGTATGCAACGGGATTAATAACGGGTTCATATAACATTCTATCTTTAGATATCTCCTTTTCATCGATTATTTTATCTTCAGTTTGACGGCACCATGTAATAGTTCTAGCGAGAGATTCATTTTCGGTATTTCCTGGTCCAAAATATGGATTTGTATTTACCAAATCAGTTGCTAATATTGAAGTAACAGTTCTATCTTCTTCTTGGAGAGATGGTTGTTGTCCAAGTGATGAGTCATATCCAAAAATAAGTTCATCGCCAACCTTGACGGTTTCTAGTATGTTTCTTTCGATAACATCTGCAGAACCACTTCCCTTATAGAAAATGATCTTACACTTATCGTTAGTTCCAGGTATACCCAAACTTGAACCTTTCGGTGCTTCAGTGAAGGTTATAATGCTCCCCCCATCAAACACATATCCCTCACCAGGAACTTGTAAAATATCATTTACAAATACTAACAACAGATCCTGGACATTGATATTTGATCCCTTAGCAGCTTTTATTGAAATAAGATTGCCTGAGACTTTTAGTGGGAATGCGATTGTTTCTCCGTCAAATAGATCGGAAATGTCATCAAGTGTTTGAAGTTGTCCAATAGACCATCCAGTAAATTTGTCAGAAAATACATTTTGTATCGATACCTGGAACTCTTTAAATGAGGATGATGTCGGTATTCCTGTCAATCCACCCATTGGCACTGTCAATATTTCTCCTTCCCTATATCCATATCCAGTATTTTTAATCTCAAAACTAATAACACTAGATCCTTGACCTACAACAATATCTATAGTTGCAGCTGCTCCAAGTCCCGTTGGGGAAGAGGTGCTATAAACTAAAGGAATATCCGAATATGATAGGGGATCATCAAATACAACCTTTGGTGGATTTGTAGAAGTATATCCAACACCGGGATTTGTAATGCCAATACTTACAATATTTCCATTACTTACTACAGCAGTCCCGATGAAATTGAGATAAAATCCATTATTATCTGATGTTTTCACTCCAACTCTAACTGTTTGTATTCCTACCCTATATCCAGATCCACTATTTGCAATACTTACTGAAGAAATGGTCCCGAGACCAGAAACTATTGCAGTTCCTCCAGCAGAAACAAGTGGTTGATAACCAAATCCTTCTGTAGATCCTACTGAAAGTATGATTCCTCCGATAGGAAGATTTGAAGTGTTCACATCATATGAAACGGAAGAAGCAGTTCCAGTAAATCTGGCTGAGGTAATTCCGGAACTTTCTATTAGGGCATAATCCGAGTTCGTACCTGGACCTTGGAAAACATCATTTATTAAAATGACCGCATGTTCATTAGAAATGCCAGAAACATTTGATCCCGAAGATCTTAATGTAAATGTTCTATTTGTCCCATTAAATCCATTAGATACATCATCAAAAATATAGTTTTTATAGTAAGATTCATTGGAACTATTAGTTATTCCAGATCTCATAAATGATCTTCCTTGGAAGGATGATCCAGTTGCTATTCCAGTCCAATCTCTTTCGTCTGGGCGATTTGTTGTTGATGATAGTGGAGTATTTCCATAAGGAGCTTCTACGAAATTAATGTTGCTACCTACAATATTATAAGTTCCCGTAACTTTAGTGACAAGAGATCCTGTTGAATAACCAGCAACAACAGTTCCCAACCAAGGTCTTCTAACTCTCACTGCATTTGTGCTTCCAATGCCAACGGCATCAACTCTCATAATCTCATTATCGAGTCTTATCAGATCTCCACCAAAGAATGAAGTTATCCCACTAAAATACAGAACATCTTCCGTAGTAAACAGATTTTTTGCTAATGTTGTTGTTTGTGAAGTTGCAACAACTGGAGATTGAATAATATTGTCTAAAGCAACAATCACTTTGGCATTTTGATTATGTGCAGTAAATCTATGGGAAGTGCCGATACCAACTGAAGTCAGATCTAGAGTGTTTGGAATAGACCTAAGGGCATCTGTTGCAGATACTGCTACTTTTACTTTATTTTCGTTTATTTTAACAATATAAAGTTCCGTTGGAAGTTTATCTGTAGATCCAAGACCTGTTATGGTAGTCGTCGCTATTCCTACTGCTTGAGTTGTTCCTGCTCCAGCATAGTTATAAGTTACCTTTTCTCCCGTTACAAAGAAGTGGCTTGGTATTTCGATAGTATTATCAGTCGTATTAACTACAGATGAACTGAATCCTGAGAAATATCTTTCAAAGATTGGATATGTTTTATGTGTAAGATCAAATGATCTTCTCAGATCTCTTTCAGTACCATAATATACTCCATCATTTGTTTCAATAGTTCCGCTATTAAAATCTACGACATCTTTAGTATCATCTTGAATCCTCAAAATATTTGCATAAACTTTTACTTGAGTCTGTATATTTGGCAGTGGTGTGAATACTAACTGAGTTGTTTGTCCTACTCCAGTTACAGAACCACCAATAGTTCCGAGACCTGCATATGTTTCTAAGTTAGCAAACTCCGTAACATATGCATCTTCCGTTGCATCGTCATTGATCATTACGATCTCGGAAAACTGATGCCTATTATTAGTTAAATCGGAAACTTGTACTAAACAGTATGCAGCACTATATTCTCCAGAATAACTTAAAATTGTACTTATTCCAGGAGATGCTGACGATGGAATTGAAATAGTTCTTGCCTCAAGACGGGCATGTTTCAAATCCAAAGTTCCGATACCTGTTATAGATGTACCTGCTAAACCAATCCTCAATATACTAATAGTTGTTGCAGATCCTACAGTTTCATTTGGAATAAAATCAATTTTTAAATCTGATCCGGAAATGTATGGGTAGTAAGTACCATATCCACTGGAAGAAAGATTGGATAATGATGATGCCAGTTGTCCATAGTCAATAAGTTCAATATTTGTTCCATCATGAACAACATTTAACTCATCAAATTCATATTCGTTGTTTGAAGACAACTCAACTAAGATTTTTGCTGAAGTATAAGTTGTTGCTGCAAAACTTACAATTGTTGTGGTTGCAATGCCAACTGTAGATATATTATATGCATCTACAGTTGCGACGGGTCCTATAGAAGTTGTTCCAATACCAACCAAATCATCTTTTATATTATATGATATGGTTGAAACGTCATAATCATTTATAGTATATCTTGTTGGGTAATATAATAAAACACCTTCGGATCCGTCTATTATGAAATCAAAAGATCCTAAATCATAAGTGGTTTCTACTCTTGCATATTGATTTAAATATCCAACAGAATCATCATGAATAAGAGTCACGAGCATTGCCTGTCTTTGTCCAGTATATCTCCTATCTTTAATAAATGTTAGATATTTTTGAGCTCGTATTGATCTCAAATCAAATCTATGCACTTCACTATAGATTGTGGGACGAGGATTGCTATTAAACTGGGAACTGAAATCATCTATGGATAAAACTCTGTTACCAAAAGACTCAAAATAATCAGTAAGAACTCTATTCCCAAAAGATATTTGATTGGAGAATAATCTAGATCCAACTCTAAGTGAGTTTTCTTTTGCAATATCAAAATCAGAAAAACAATTTAAGTTTCCATAACCAACCATATCAACAGTAACATTAACACCCGTAGTTTGGGTTGAAACTCCAACTGTTAGGGATGTGTTTGTTTCTTCAGAAACTTTAGATTCTAGTTGATAATCAGCAAATTTTTTAAATCCTACTGTATGGTTTAGCGTGCTTACTGCATCGTTCCAAGTATCATAATCAACTTTTGATTTTAAAGAGTATGAGAAATTTTGATAGTACAAGCTATCTTGTATTTTCTGTAAGTTATCGTTCAAGAATCCAGCAGCACTTTGCCATCCGTTTTCAAACTTTGAAGTTGAATCTAGTTTTGCATAGCAGTCAAATTCTGTTATTGACGAAGCTATACCTTGAGTCTTTGATGACAATCCTTTAATATTATCCCCAACATTAAAACTATCTTTTGTAGATATTTTTAAGTAATTTGTTATAGAGTCCCAATTTTCAACAACACCTGTTGATTTTCCTGATTCAACAATCTCACCTTTTTTGTAATCATTTTTCTTAAGGACAACATTAAATACTGGGAAGAATTTTTCTGGGATTATTCTTCCTGCGGAGTTTGATGGATTAAAAGTGCCAGGAAATTCTGAACCGCTTAGATAACCATTTAAACTATATGTTACTGACCCTATTCCGCCAACATTTGGATCAACCTCAGTTAATGTGAATAACTGATATCCATAATCTTCAGAATTAAATCCTTTCCCAGTTGATCCTACACCAACACTAATGTTCTCTACTAAAACTCTATCATTGACCTTAAATGGGAAAGAGTCTAAGCTACTAAATCCTGTTGACAATCCAACAGTTACCTTTTTATTAGAATCGTTGTATGATATTGTTGCTATACCAACTCCATTTGAGTTTTCTATTGGTAAGATTATAGGTGTAGTATCGCTTATTCCATATGTGTTATTTCTGATAGTTACATTTGTCTCTCCAATCTTATAACTTATATCAACCTCTGAGACAAGATTCTTTGTTTTGCCGTCAAAAACTATAAGTTTTGGTGCAGAAACATACCCTCTTCCCAAAGAACTAATTCCAATGGATTCAAAGGAAGATAGACTATCAATTTTTATAACCTTGGGTAAAGAAACTTTTGGTCTTAAGGTTTTATCTGATGGAAAGTCAAATCCAACATTGATTATTTTTGCCTTTTTGACTTTACCGATTGTTTCTCCAAAAGTTTCTAATAATGCACCATTACCTATAGAAGAAACTACGGTAGAAACTCCTGGTAAAGAATAGTAGTTAAACCCTTTGTTCGTTATTTTTATATCTTGAATAGGACCATATGCAGATAATGAACCTGTATAGTACTTCAAATCTGATGTTGATGAGATGTATGAAGATCTCTCAGGTTCTTTCGCCAAGAAGTATTTGAAAGAAGTTGATGTTGCAATAGAAACTTTATGATCCCCATTATAAAGACTATAATCTATCTGCAGTTGATTATACGAATCAACAGTGTTATCGTATGATACTTCTGCTTTCTCTATTGGGGAAGCCCCGTCCGATATTGGAACCAAATTATAATATAAAGTTTTGGGCGATGACTCATTAACAATAAGAGTCAGTTTTGCTCCCGAATCTACACCAACTATTCCGGATTTTTGAACATTGAAAGTTCTAGATTCTTCTGAGGTGTCAAAAATATTTTTAAATGAAGAATCTTTGTAGATTTCCAATCTGAAAGCTGGATACCTTATTGACTGGTAGACATAAGATAATGAAGAATCGGAAAGATCAAAAGTTACCGTAGAATTTCTATACAGTTTTAGTGGAGGATTGATTGGAGAAATAGTTCCAAAAGATGCCGATGTAATGTCTACAACTGATGGTTTTTTATTTTTAGAATTGAAATAAGTGTTAGATAGTTTTATTGTATTCTTATCAACAAAGACCACATAGTAAATACCTTCATTTACCAATCCAGAAGAAGGTGATGATGAGGTATGAATAATATTTTGACCACTATTTAATCCATGGTTTAGAATAGTAATAGAGTTTGTGTTTACATCAACATCCAATGCAATAAATGATTTTGGATCTATTACTATCTTTCTATTATAATCATCATATTTTACAGAGAAAGATGTTGAAATTGAGGGATTAATATTAATATCAACGATATCATCATTCAACAAACCATGTGTTTGTGCTGTAGAAACTGTTACAATATTTCTGGAAATTTGACCAGTCAATACTGAATAATTTGTTTTGAAACTGTGGTTTGTTCCAGTTCCTAGACCAACAAAATACAATAGTCCGGTACTAGTCGATAATCCAGAGAAAAATCCAGTAGAACCTAAACCTACTGCCACTGTCGATATCCCAATCAAATCATTGCTGATTTTTGCTGCATATACTGATGAGTTATTTGGGAGAGTTGTTGTACCTATGCCAGTATATGATATTACAATTGGACTTCCGCCATTGGTTTCATATGTCAACAAATCATTTGTATTCAAGTTATGATTGGGAAGATATACTGATCTATTGGGAACAAAAACTTGAGTAAGTCCTACACCTGGATTTGAGAATGCAATAGTTGTGCCAATACCTACTGCAGCACTTGTTCCAAGGGCAACAGAATCTTTTGGATTAAAATAGATTTGCTTATTTACGGAGTATGTGTATTCTGTATTAAATCCCGCTCTAATGATTATTTTTCTTGGATCTTCATATAGAACTGAAGTTACTGAATGTGATGCCCCTACAGTATCATTGACTTCCCTTAATATTCTTAATCTGGAAGATGTTGCATCAACATTTAAAACCTTTACCTTTTCATTATTAATATAGAAGACATCATTATCTCTAATATTTGAAAAATCAAGATTTCCTCTTACTGAAATATAAGTAACTATACCAGTAACTCCAACTGATGCTATTCCAACTGTTGCAGTACCGACGCCAACTAAAGATAACTTGTGAGTCTGAATACCTGCAATATAGTTTCCTTCAATCAAAGATGATGTTGTACTTAACCCAGAAATAGAAACTAAGTCGAAGTTTTTGAAGTCATGTGGGGTTGCATTATAAAATACATAATCTCCTTTATTATTAGTTGGATAAATCTCAACATCATATAGAGTGGAGCTAGCAACACTAATATTAGAAACTGATTTGCCTGCTAACTTAGAAACAACAGCAGATAATGCGTTTCCTCTTACATTGTTATTTGAATCAATGTTATTGAAGATGAGTGAGTCATTTACTCTATACCCATTACCTCCACTGAAAATGCCTATTCTGTCAATAGAACCAGGTGATATCCCAGTAATATCAATAGTTTGGTTTAATCTATTTGGTAAAGTAATATACTCATAAGTGGATTCATTTTCGGTTAGATTGTATGAATAAGTGTTTCTAATCCAATTGGTTTGATTTAAATCGAGTTCATCTTGATTTGAAGATCTTTTAAAGTTAAACTCATTGAGTCTAGAGTTATAACTTTTTCCTATCAAATATGGGAAAACTGGTTTTTTGTATCCAACAAAAGGACCGGACGATTCTACCGAAGAATCATCAATCGTTGCAAAATATGCATAAGTTCCATTGGGAAAATCTGGAGTTACGCAGAACCTACCATTATTTTCGTCAAGTACAGTATCTTCATTTGTTGGATAATACTTGTAGTCTTCAATAAAGAATCCCTCTGGATAGTACTGTAGAGAGGGTCTATTTGAATCTAAAGTCAATTTATAACCACTCTTCATTTGGGAGACTACTCCCCCAGACTTTGTGAGGTATCCATATGGACCGTAGATTGGATGCCCATCATATGCCCATCCAATTATTGGGGAATGATCGGTAGAAGATATTTCGGCATTATTTGAAGTTCTCAGATCAGAATTTGAATATAAAATATTTCCTCCTTGATCTAAAGAATATAAAACTTCTCTTAACTTTCTTGGTGCATATAAGTGAGCGTATTGAAGTTCAAAATTTGGATTTGTACCATTTGTTAAAAATCCATCATCTTTAGTGATATTGTTAATATATTTTTGGAAGTTATTAACTGTCCAGGATTTTATTTTTGCTTTAAATTTTGCTCCACTGCCAGTTTGTACAACAACTATTTCTGTCGAGCTTTGTGAATATCCAAATCCACCGGATATCACCTTAACTTCACTGATCTGATTGTTTAATAAAATGGGAGTTAGAACAGCTCCTGATCCAGATCCAGTTACAATTAAATCTGGAATAGATGTATAATTTTTCCCAACATTGTTAACTAAAACTTCTGTTATCTGTCCATTTGATATTATTGGATAAAGTTCAGCATTAGATCCCGATATTGTTGTGAACAGGGGTTGTCTATCTACATTTAAAATATCTTCAACACCATATGATGAACCCTTGGATTCTAAATTGACCGAAGTAATCTCTCCTCTAAAGATTGGTTGGATCTGTGCTTTATATTGGGAAGATAATCCAACATTTCCAAGCAGTTCAACATTAATTGGTGGATAGTTGAAAAAGTGCGTATCATTATTTTTTGATGTAAGTTTTACATATTGCTTTGTCTTATAATAATCAGAAGATCCAAAACCAACTTGCGACAATCTAAATCTATCATTATCGACTTTCGTAACGTAATAATTTGTATTATTTGTTAAACCGCCAATAACAGATCCTGCGGTTGAATACTCAACGATTTCTCCGGAGGAAAAATCATGATTTTCTATAGTAATAATATCTAATGAGGTGCTTATTCCTGTGGAAGAAACCGTTCTCTTTTTATTTTGATAACCAAATCCAGAATTTGCAACTACTACTGAACCCAAAACAAGTTTTTTGGTGGATGATTCAAAAGTGTGATTACCTAAACCATAACCTGTCAAGGAAACAGTATTGACCCCAATAATAGAATCATTTAGTGTTTTGTGTAACTTTATTTTTGTGGATGAAGTTCTGGAAACATAATAAATTGCATCTGTAGATAAACCACCTACAGCAGTTTGTGTATATGTTCTATACACTACTTGCTCGCCATTTTTAAACTTGTGCTCAGTAGAAAAACCTATTGTAGATACTGTGCTACCTAATCCAACTAATCCAGATTGTATCTCAGAGTTAAAAGCAACTTCATGAGAAACGAGTTTCATGTTAACTTTCGCTTGAGCTCCAGTTCCATTACCACCTGTTATTTTTATTGTTGGAACTTCTTGATAATCAAATCCAGAGTCAATTACTCTTATTTCTTGTAGGGAACCAGATACTGCACAGTATCCAGTGGCACCCAAACCAACAGAATCCGATATTACTAACTGTGGGGGGTTAATAATATCATATCCAGATCCACCTGATAAAATATCTACTCCTTCTAAGGAACCATAGATTACTTTATCTCTTGACTTATAGTTTAATATTTCAACACCGTTTGCCAGAATTCCTGTAAATCCATGAGGTGTTTCATATTTTTCTGTCGTTACAAGTGGAGGAGAAATTTCTCTAAACAGTTTTTGTGTGTTTATGGTTTTGCCATAAAACTCATATGGAGTTATAATGTTATTATTGACTGTAATCGAATTTTCTAGAGATAGATATTTTCCATATAAAATATCCGATCTACTTTTCGCAAATTTTACTTGATTAGAATCTATTCTTTTTATGAAGTAAATTCCTTCATCAAAAATATATGAAGATACTACGGTTTCTACTTGCTCATTTCCATCAGCGTCAAGTGTAGATGTTGTTGTCTTTTCTGGAGAATAATAGACACAATCTCCAGTATAGAACCCATGATCTACTAGAGATGTTATTCTAATCGTACTTCCACTAAAAGTTCCCGAGAAAGTTACCGATCTATTGTTTATATCTAAAGATTGATTGGGGTAAAATGGCAGTGAAGAAGATGCTACTAGAGTTTTTTCTCCATCACTATAAACATTTTGTATATTTGCACTTAACGAATTTGATAGATTGAAATTGGGTAGATTTGCTTTTAATAGATTTCTTTTTACTTTATAGAAATCGTCACTTAAAGTTCCTTGTCCTCTGACAGAAATATTTTTGCTTGAAAAAACGTCAACGACGGTTGATTCTTTAATAGATCCAAAACTATCAATAACTTGAATACTATCACCAAGTCTAAAGACATGGTTATTCTTCAGTGTTAGAGAATATGTTAAGTCTGAAAAATCTACTAGAATATATGATTCTACTTCGTAAGTTGGGGATATGTTAAATATCCAATTTTTAGATGTTACACCTTCCCCATCAAATCCTAGAGTCTTTATTCTTGCAGTATCATCTTTACTATAATAATGCGAGTCTTGAGGTAAATCTACTCCACTTAAAATTGAGTTGATTCTAACTTTAATTTCAGTGCCAAATCCTGTTACTGCACTTGCATAAGTATTGACGCCAACTATTGAGTTGTCTAGTATAACATCAGTTATATTGCTGCAATCTAAAAACTGAGTTAAATTTTTAGAAGCATATGAAACTACCCCAGTTTCACCATCTTGGTAAGTTACTACAACTTCTCCGCTTGATGGGAAACCAACAGTAGAGTCTACATCTAGAGTAACGGATGTTAGTCCATATTTGCCAATAGTTCTAGTTTTTGGATGTACAGAGAACTTCCCATAAATGGCACCATCAAATGCAGGATCTCTATTATATCCCCCATCTATTTTTAGTTTATAGAATATTTTTCCATCATCAGATACTACATTTTCTATTTCAGTTACTGGACCATATGCTTCAGATATATTAGAATACGTATTCTGAAATAAAGTTAAGTTGGGAAGTTCCTCTACAGGTCCCGATATCTTTTCTACTACTAGGTCATTAGTTATCTTATATTGAGCGTCTGATGGTCTAAAAAGAACATCCTTGGGTCGCAATACTTTGACATTTTCACCATAAAGAGCCTTGAAAAGAATCTCAAATGATTGATCAGTTCCCTTACTCTTGTAGAAGTCTTTTATTTGTTTAATTAATGTAGATTCCTTTACTTTTTCAATAAAGGTTCTATTTTCAAAACCGGGAGATAACTGATATTTTAGTTTAACAAGAAACTCTTTTAAGAATAAAGAACTCAAATTATAAATTTTTGTTCCTGATTTGTGTGAATCGGAATCGGAGTCCTTGAATACCAACTCATCCGAAGAACGTAACTTGTAAGTAGATGCTATACCTACATTTGTATTGCTATATGAAACTACGCCACTAAATCCTCTATAGCAGTTACTGAACCCATTTAATGTTTTTGATTCGTATAATATTAGTTCATCATCGATAGATATTAGTCCATATTTTTCCGGAAATCCATCAGTTCCTTTTTCCGAAATTAGAAGATCTACAGTTATTTCTGTATCGATAGAAGATATGTCGGATCCTAAGAACGTAAAATCTGTAAGATCAGTTATAGAATCAACTCTAATGTACTTATCGATATTTTGTATTAAATCGACAGGAGCACCTTGAAATTCTTGTGCCAAATAATATTGACTTAAGAACTCTCCAACTAATGGAAACTCTTCCTTCACATATTGTGGCAGTTGATTCTTAACGATATCTTTGAACTGTACTCTTTTTTCTGTCATTTTATGATCTTACTAGGTTCCCGTTATTGTAGCTTGAAGATACGATGTAGTTTGATGCCGAAGGATCCAATCCAGATGCAATTTCGTCAACAACCATATCAAAAACACTCTTATTAATATCTAGTTGCAAATAAAGATCCTGTTTTCCAACAACATCATTTGACTTTGGAGTGGTAGAAATTTCAAGGATTGTTTGTCCATCTTTTATTTTTCCTGATAATATGTTAATAGGATTGATGGTAATAATGCCATTTTTATAATCAATTCTACCAACATTTCTTCTCAAAATATTGGGTGCTGTTGAATTTACTGAATTGACTGTGAATAAAAATAAAGATCCAGATTGTCTATCAGTATTTGGAATATCAGAAAGATAAACAGTTTGGGATATACCAGAAATTTTAAAACCAGATGATTTAATATTGTATCCGCTCATACTATTAATATGAAACTCGTTACCAAATCCGATTTGATATTCTGCGATTGTGTTTAAAACAACCCTCAAGTCTCTTCTCATTTGAAGAGTTGTAATATTTGAAGTAATGGATTGGTGACTATCATCTATCAACTTCAAATATTTACTATACTTAAATCTTGCCCCATAACGATTGAGTTCAGTTGACTCTGCATATTTTGTCACATTTGACTGAATGATACTGGATGCATATGCAGAACTTGGTGCTAAGTTTGTATTATAATATACTTTCGAATTTGTTTCGATATACAGATATTTTAAGTCTAATATTTCTGGGACTATCCCAGCAACCGCATATTTTTTTAACTTTAACTTGATACTCTCCTTTTCAAGATTTGGAATAAAGTCACCAAATCTTGGTTTTATACTTATGAATACCTTTCCGTATTGGGGTGGAATCAAATCTTCACCACCAAATACGGATATTGATTCTGTTTCTGGATATATCCTAGAAGGAATCAATGTCTCAAAATCATTTGCAGTTAGAGCTCTATTCTGAGATGCGTATATTCTGGGCGCATACTTTTTAATAGACTCGACTGATTCTATATTTTCTCCGCCAGTGGAAGGTAAAGTAGTGGTGACAAGTGAAATGCCAGATGAAACTGTATATTCTGTAGAGTTTCTAGTATAAGTTAATCTACCCGAAAAACTAAATTGATTAACTCCATTTGCACTATCGCCGTTGGAAATAATATAGTTTACTGTTACAAAGTTTCCTTCTTCTAACTTTTTACCAAAATAATCATCACCAAAAATCAGTTCATAACGCTCATCTTCAATTTCTTGAATGAAATATACTTTCGAACTACCATCGATATTAAAGAGACTATCTTGAAAGGCATACTTGACGATAGAAGTTGCCTGCTCATTATTCTTTACTGTTACTGATATTAGTTCAGTATCAATACCAGAATTCGGAAGAATATACTTTTGATTTGGATTCCTTGCAGTATATGTGAAGTTGTTTGTTAAAAGTACACCCTCATAAATCTTTAAATCATCAAAAGATGCTATCCCGTCAAAAACGGGAACCGTAACATCTTCTAAAATCGAAAAAACAAAAGATTGGTTTCCGAATGAACCTGATGAAGTAGCAACTACACCTTTCTTTAAGGTTAGTGATGCTGGTGCTGGCGTAATATTGGTTGTATCTACGAAAAAAGTTACTGTTGCTTTTGCTGCTTTTCTTGATCTTGGAACATATCCAATGTTTCTTGCAAGTGCAACTACATTCTCTCTAAGTGTAGCACTATCAATAAAAACCTCATTCGCAATCATATTTGCGTTATATGAGGTTATGTAAGTATTATATGCCAGAACATCCAGAATCGTTGAGAGGTTTGACCCCTCAAAGTCATAATCGGTAAAGTTAGAGTTTGCTTTTAGGTAATCTCTAAGCGTAACTTTGATCTGGTCAAAATCCAGATTTGTAAAATTTACTAGTGGCATTTATCTAGTTGATTGCAAGACGAATTGTAGTTGCTGTGCAGGAACATCTGCTCCTATGACCTGATATATGATTGTGACATCAAAAGAGTTGTTATCGTAATCTGGATATGCTTGAACATCAACCAAACTAACTCTTGATTCATAGTTTGTTATCGATTGTCTGATTTCATCCACAATAATAGATGCCGAAATTTCATCTATATTCTCAAAAAGTGATCTTGAGATGTTAGATCCAAAGTTTTCATTAAAAAACTTTTCTCCGGGAAGGGTAAATACAATGTTTCGGATAGAACGTGCGATTGCAGTCTCATTTTTGATCGCAATAAGATCTGAGTTCAGGGGATTAACCTGAAAAGTCATACTAATATCCTTAAAACCTTGACTTACCCTTTCTAGAGGCATGTAGTATTATAAAATCTATCTTATTTATTCGGGATTTTTGACTCATATAGTGGTTCTGTTCCGTATTCCCAATCATCATAGTCCTCATCATTACGAATTTTTTCATGAATTTCATTCTGATGATAAAAATCATGCTTTTTGGGTGTTAGTTCATCATTTGCAATCTCACGAAGCATCTTTTGCTTCTGAATTTGTGCGTCCCAACCATATTCACTTGCCAAATATTGAGTTCCCCACTCATTTTTCATAAAGTTTTGGTCTTTATCGACTTGTTTGGTCATTGTTTTGCTCCTGATTTGTTAAATCAGAACTTTTTACGGGGTTGCTATCCCGAATTTTTGTGATTTCGTACATAAAATCATCGGAAGTTTCAATTTTACGACGATTTTCGACTGAGTATTCGGTTAGGTCAATCTCATAACCTGGATTTTTGGTAATCCTATTCTTTGTCCATGCATCATCGTACCATAAAATCTTATTATTGGGATATGCATAGAAGTTTCCATTATCCATCTTGAAGAAATGAGCACACTTGTGTTCTGGAGTCTCACTAAAGTTAGTATTCAATGTGGATTTTGACTCCCATGACCAATCAAGGGTGAATAGATAAGTTCCTTCATTCTTTTCTCCACGATAGTTGATTAGTTCTGCACGTAAGTTAGCCAACCTTGAACGTACTTGGACATCGATGTAAGGAGAAAAGCAATCCCACCACATACACTCTTCCAACTCAGGAACTGGTGCATCTGATTTCCAACAAAATGCATGAATAGGTCTTCTTGTCCAGTTCACCCCGTTCTCTAGAAATGCCTCAAAGAGGGGTACGTGCTTCTCTAAGGACGCTACGGAGTGTACGTCGCATAAAGTTACCTCTCCGTACCCTTTTTTATGATTATAAAGGAATTCATTGCGAATATAACAAGTGATTGTAGGGAGATTATGATTAAGATATGCCATAAGTTACTAATAAAAAAGCAGGGATTTCTCCCTGCTCTATCTATAATATTAACCTTTTCCTTGACCTCTATACTTCTTCTTACGTCCATTACGAGACGTTGCACTCAGTAGTGTACGAGGAGATCGCCCTTGCCGAGTCTTCTTCGGTGCTCCAGCTTCAAAGAGTACCTTACTACTTCCACCTTTTGCCATAAATCTTCTCCATCAAATAATACGAGTTTTCTCATGACCCACACGAATACGAGGGTCGCACCAGATCTTATACCCCTGGTCAATAGCATCAAGACAGAATGAAACGTCTTCACCGCACATATCTTGAACTGCACCAGATTCAAAGACTTGCATCTTAGGAGCAAACCAAGGATATTCGAGATTTTCAAATACACCCTTCTTAATCAGTACCCAACCAAAACCAGTGTAATCAACTGTGAAGGGCTTTCTACGCTTAGAGATTGACTCTACGGTTTCATGATTCATCACACCACCGTTCTTACGGAAATCATCTTCCTCCAACCAGTGCGCGACAGAAGTTGTGTGACCATCCTCAGTTGCATACCAACCTGCGGCAATCTCACGTTCTGTACCATCTTCCGAGAGAGAAACATCACAGAGTTGCCAGAACTTTTGTGAATCAAAAACAATATCCGAGTCAATCCAGAGTTGATAATCATACTCTAGTTTTCCATCCCAAGGAATCTGCTTAGGACCACGAAGTACATTTGCACCTAGTACTTTACAACGTGCAAAGTTAACCATTGATGAGTAATCCTGAGAGATCTGAATACTCATTCCATTCTGTACAAGATCAAAACAAAGTTGTACAAATGCTTTTAGAAAAATAAAAGAACATCCACGACCAGGAAGACAAAAAACAATTGACTTCCCTTTCATTCGTTCTTTAATTGCACCATAATCCCATTCTTCAGTCTTGGGACTTGGTGCTGTTGCTTTTACAGTGAATCCTTTTGCCATAAAGTTTAATCAACCTTCAGATCAATTTTAACAGTTTATATATGCTTTTGTCAATAAGATGGACTACCTTGTGGATCTCCTGACCCAGTGCCACCGCCCCCTCCAATACCTACAGAGAGTTCTATAAAGTTTAGATCATTTACATCATAATCAGTCTTCATTAATCCAACCATTTGATGTAAAGTACTCCAAGTATTTTTAAACTCTTCCTCCTTTAATGAATGAAATAAACACTGATCCTTTGCATATATGTGATATATTTTGTCTTGTGCAGTCATAAAAATATCCGGAATTTTTTCTTTCAGTTTTATTTTGTTACTGCATTATATATCAGAACTACACAAAACCCCAGTGCGACAAAAAAGGGGCGAGGATAACGAATCATCCAGCCCGCTAATACAACCTTCCAGAAGTTCCAATATGGAGACCTTCTGCGGGGGTTTCGAGTACCTATCATACTTCCGGAAAAATTTAAAGAGGTTGATACTTAGAGGTCGATCTGTCACCTCTGTAGGTTAGGGACTTAGGGGTTTTTATAAACGCAACGCCGCGCGGCGCTATAAACGAACGACCGCAAAACACTGTCGAATCACTATAATCACCAAGCATAACATAAGTGCCCCTCAGTGTCAACCAAGGGGCACACAGTTAGACTACATCAGAACGCAATCTCCTCCAGAGTAGGAATACCCAGAGCACTCTCAATCATGGGCGACTCGTTATAATCAAAGGTGCTCACATTATCAGCGACGAGTGTATCCAGAATGGACATAATCTCGCTGCCAGTGTTACCTTGAGCAAGCATCGAAAGCATCACGGTCTTAGACATGTTGTGTTCTTGTGTGTTAGTTAGTGTATGAACAGTGAGTGTTAATCAGTTGGCAAAGACTTCAGCACAACTATCAATACCCTCCTGCTCAATGTCGGAGACGATAACATCGAGGATCGACAAGATTTCGTCGCCAGTGTTACCTTGTGCCAGCATGGAGAGGATAACTTGCTTGGACATAATGCGGTCAGAAAGTGTAGTTAAGTGTGTGAACAGTGAGTGTCTTTATAGAGGCGCATCTCATTCCCCTTGAGTGTTAGTCTAGATCAGAAATCAAACACGTCAGAGTTAATCTGAATCACGTTAACTTTGGCGTCCTTGAATGATACTCCATCAGGCGTCTTTAGGGAGTTGAAAGAACACGCTTCCAGCGCATCTACGAAGTCTTCATAGTTACCTGCTACCTCAGCAAGGTTATACAGACCCTCATCATTGTTGATCCAGAGAGCAACATTCCAGGTCTCATAATTCTCCCAACCGTTATAGGTGGTGTCGAGAACATTGGACTGGTAGGTGACTGTCATTGTGTGTTTGGTAAGTGTTAGTTAAGAGACGAAATCAGAAGGAAAGGAGTGCAGAATCCATCTCTGCTTCAGTGATAATGTCCAGATGAACTTGAGTGTTCAGAGTATACAT